TCCTCGTCCGCGGGCGCGCGGTGCGGATCGACTCGCCGGCCGACGCGATTCGCCACGGCATCGCCAACATCCGCGATAACACCCGATCTTCAAGTGGCTGTGGTTTCTTCATGGTCTATCTCGTCGCAGATGGTCGCCGCCGGCGTTCGCGAGCTTGAAGCTCTTTCTGGACACGTTTCTCCAGAGTTTCTAGTTTCACGGGTTTATAAAGCCATGGCTGACGCACGGCTCGAACTAACTCAGGACCGAATTTCTTGAACGATCGCCGCCACACGACGAGGCCAGTTGACCTGCTTGCTTTATCAGCATGGCTTGAAGTAATGCGTTGTCAGCCACTGTGGTCTCCTACTCCGCAAGGCTCGCTTTAGGCGGGCCTTTCTCATTTCCGGGCCGCAATAGCGACTCGGCAATCCCACCCCGTTCAGGGTAAGACGGGATAGCCCCATACGGGGCTCTATTCAGGAGCCAGCCCGGTGCTGGCCCTATATCTAAACTAGAAGGAACCTAGATGGCCCTGGGACGCAAGACCGGGGGCCGCACGAAGGGCACGCCCAACAAAGCTACGGCGGCCAAGGCTGCGGCCGTCGCAATGAGCGGGCTAACCCCGCTGGATTACCTGTTGGGGGTGGTGCGGGACGAGGGGGCTGATATAGCCCTGCGTGTGGACGCCGCCAAGGCAGCGGCGCCGTACATCCATCCCAAGCTCCAGCCGGTAGACGGTAAGACGGGGGACGCAGCCCAGCGGCATGAGTTCATCGTGCGCTTTGGCTAAGGTCGTAGAGTTCCCTGGTCCGATCTATCGAGAAGTCCTGTTCAGCGATGTGGCCGACGATGGCCTGCCGGTGCGCTACCGGGCGCTGTATGGCGGTCGAGGATCGGGCAAGTCCCACAGCTTCGCTCAGGCCTTAGTCCTGCGGGCGGCTGATCCTCAGAGGCCCTTGCGGATTGGCTGCTACCGGGAAATCCAGAAGTCCATCAAGGACTCGGTTAAGCGGCTGCTGGACGACAAGATCAAGGCGCTTGGCCTGGAGGGTGTCTACACCTCCACGGATACCGAGATTCGTGGGGCGAACGGGTCGCTCTTCATCTTCAACGGCCTGAGGACCAATCCCGACGCGGTGAAGTCTACCGAGGGGCTGGACATCGCGGCGGTATTCGAGGCGAACAAGGTCAGTCAACGATCCTGGGACCTGTTGGTCCCGACCGTTCGTAAAGCCGGGTCCGAGATATGGGCCGAGTGGAACCCGGAATTCGAGTCTGATCCTGTAGACCGGCTGTTTCGCGGCCCCAAGGGCAAGCCCCCGGGCTCCATCGTTCGCCAGGTCAACTTCGACGGCAATCGCTTCTTCCCGGATGTTCTCAAGCAGGAGCTTGAGTGGGACCGCAAGCGCGATCCCGAGAAGTACGCGCACATCTGGCTCGGGGAATACCAGCGACACTCCGAGGCCCGCGTCTTCAAGAACTGGACCGTCGAGGAATTCGAGCGCCCGCCGGGGACCATCTACAGGCTGGGAGCGGACTGGGGCTTTTCTGTAGACCCCTCGGTCATGGTCCGGTGCGACATCGACGGCAAGCGCCTCTATGTCGATTGGGAGGCGTGGCGGCTGGGCTGTGAGATAGACGAATTGCCGGACCTATTCCGGCAGATACCGGATGCGGAGAAGTGGCCGAGCGTTGCGGACTCCTCCCGCCCGGAGACCATCAGCTATTTACGCAGGCACGGCTTCCCGAAGATGGGGCCCGCCTTCAAGGGGGCAAATAGCCTTTCCGAGGGTGTGCAGTTCCTCCAGTCCTTCGAGATCGTCGTTCATCCGCGCTGCGAGCACTTGATTCAGGAGCTCTCCCTTTACCGCTACAAAACGGACCCCTTGACCGGCCAAATCCTGCCCATGCTCGAAGACAAGGACAACCATTGCATAGACGCCCTGCGCTATGCCTGTGAAGGCGCCAGAAGGGCGGGGAAGCCTTCGTCCACGTCATTCAAGCCCAAGGCAGCGCGCGGCGGTAACGCCTGGATGGCCGGATGAGCGACAGAAGCCTGCTGGAGCAGGCGAAGGACCACTACAAGATCGCGGAAGAGTGGTGGGCGGATAACCGCAAGCACGCCCTGGAGGACATCAAGTTCCGCATCCCCGGCCAGGGGAATCAGTGGCCGGACGACATCAAGCGCAAGCGGGAGGCGGCCAAGCTGCCGTGTGTAGAGGTTGACAAGATCAACCAATACATCCGGCAAGTAGTCAACGACGGCCGGCAAAACCGGCCTTCGGTCAAGGTCTCGCCCGAGGAGGGTGGGGATGTCGAGGTAGCAGAGGCTTTCGGCGGGATCATTCGGGCGATCTGCGACCGGTCCAACGCGGACGAGGCATTCGATACTGCGCTAGACCATGCGGCGGGCAATGGCTTCGGCTTCTTCCGCGTGCTCACCGAGTACGCCGGGGAAAAGACCTTTAACCAGGAGATCAAGGTCTGCCGGGTCAGGAACCCGCTTGCTGTCCTCTTGGGGCCGCACTACAAGGCGGATGCCTCGGACGCGGACTTTGGCTTCTTCATCGATGAAGTCCCGAAGGAACGCTTCTCCAAGCTCTACCCCAAGGCCAAGGTCACGGATTGGTCTTCGGACGGCTTCTCGGAAGGGTGGATCACAGATCAGGCGGTAAGGGTCTGTGAATACTTCTACAAGGTGCAGGAGAGTCAAAACCTGCTCCTTCTGGAAGACGGCACGACTGCCACCGAGGAGGAATACTGGGAGGCTGCGGACCGCAAGCCCATCGTAGACCGGCGCGACATCCCCGTTACCAAGATCAAATGGTGCCGGATGACCGGGGCGGAAATCCTGGAGGAGCGGGATTGGGCGGGGAAATACATCCCAATTATTCCCGTCTACGGCAACGAGATCGATGTCGAGGGCAAGGTCGTTTACTTCGGCCTTGTGCGTCCGGCCAAGGATGGCCAGCGGCTCTACAACTTCTCCCGTTCGGCCTTTGCCCAGCGGGTGGCGATGACCCCCAAGGCCCCATGGCTTGCCGAGGTTGGGCAGATGGAGGGCTTCGAGGAGATATGGGAGATCGCCAACGACGGCTCCATTACCGTCCTGCCGTACAAGGCTGTATCGGTTGAGGGGCATCCGGTCCCGCCCCCGTCCAGAATCTCGCCCACGGACGTTCCTGGCGGGTTCGTGGAGGACATGCAGCTTGCCGAGCACGACATCCAAGCATCTATGGGGATGTATTCGGCCTCCATCGGCGAGCGTAGCAACGAGAAGTCCGGCAAGGCGATCCTTGCGCGGCAGAGGGAGGGCGATACCGCGACCTTCCACTATCAGGACAACCTGAATCGTGCCATTCGGCACCTCGGGCGAATCCTGGTCGATCTGATCCCCAAGATTTACGACTCCCGCAGGGTCGTGCGGATTCTCGGGGAGGATGGGGGCGTCAAGACCGCAGAGGTGGACCCCGAGCTTGGGCGCCCGATAGCAGAACTGGGCGACAAGACCATCTACAACCTGGGTGCGGGGACTTACGACGTAACCATCGCTGCGGGGCCGTCGTACACCACGAAGCGCCAGGAGGCGGCCGAGGCGATGATCGAGCTGACCCGCGCGAATCCCCGTTTGTGGGAGACCCACGGGGACCTGATCGTTCAGTCGCAGGACTGGCCTAACGCGGATAAGTTTGCGGAGCGCTCGAAAAGGGCCCTGCCGCCCGAGTTTCGCGAGGATGAAGACGGGGAGACCGTTCCTGTTGCGGAACTCAATGCCCTGCGGCAGCAGGCCGAAGCGGCTATCGCCGAGCGGGAGCAGGTTATTCGGAAGATGCAGGAGGAGCTTGAAAGCAAGCGGGCGGAGGCCGAGGCCAAGCTTAAGGACTCAGACACCAAAGCCTACGAGGCCCGCACGGAGAGAATGCAGGCCATTGCCCCGGCGATTACTCCCGAGCTAGTCCAGCAGATCGCGCAGCAGACGGCCCTGCAAGTGCTAGAGGCGATGCGAAGTTCAACACCCCAACAACCCGAGCCCGCTCCGGCGGGTTTTTTTATGCCTGAAGGAGCCTAAATGGCAGCAGTCCGTCCGGGGGCGCTAGTAGCGTTCAAGCAGGGTTACGGCGAGGTTCCCCGTCCAATCCCGCAGTCCGTCATGGCAGTCTCCCTTGCCGCGTCCGTTGCGGAGTCGATCACGCCGCCCGCAGGCTCTCGGTATGTGATCTTCTCGTCTAACGTCGATTTCTACGTCAACTGTTACGCCACGGCGACGGTTCCCGGGGATACCACTGACGGGACGGCCTCGGAACTCAACCCTGCGGGGTATGAGTTCAACAAGGACGAGCGGCCAACGATCAGCGTGATTTCTGAGGCGGCCGGGAAGGTTACGGCGGCGTTCTACGCATGAATATCTGGTCTCGCCCGCCGAGCGGCAGAAACAGCCAGACGTTTTCGGACCCGACTTTTACGGGTACGAAGGTAACGGCCCAGGCACCCATTGTCGTTGCTTCCCCGACCACGCAAACGGGCGCCAGCTATACGGTCGCGGCGAACGATACCTACATCATCGCCAACGTAGCCGGGACGCAGACCCTTACGCTCCCCGCTGCGTCTTCGTTCACGGGCCGGAGGTTGGTCGTCAAAACCATCACGGCAAATACGGTTGTATCCGCATCCTCGAACGTCATTCCGAGGGCGGGTGGTGCTGCCGGTACAGCAATCCTTGCGGCGGCTGCTGGCAACTGGGCCGAGCTGGTTAGCAACGGCACCAACTGGGAAATCATGGCGGGCAGCTAAAGCCCGTCCGCAAGACCGTCCCGGCCGGTTGCCGGTGCCTCCCTAGGAGTTTTTTCAATGGCAGAAGTCGATGCCGGCGCAGTCGCGCCCGCAGTTCCCGTAGCAACCGTTCCCGGCACGGACCAGCCGGTGAGCGCACCCACCCCCCCGGCGGATGGGGCTCAAGCGCAGCCCGAAGAGGGTAAGGAGCCGGTGCCAGCGGCCAAGACGTTCACCGAGGAAGAAACCCGGCGGATCGTCAATGAGCGGCTGACCAAGGAACGCAAACGGCTGCGCCGCGAGGTGGAGGCGGAAGTCCGTGCGCGAGCTGCCGAGCAAGAGCTTGAGCGGCTTCGTTCGGAACGCAACCAGCCGCAGCAGCCGAAGGGGAAACCGTCAGCAAAGGATTTCGAGAACCCCGAGGACTACATCGATGCGTTGACCGATTGGAAGATCGAGCAGCGCGAGGCAAGGCGTCAGGCGGAATCGGAAAAGCGGGCTCGTCAGCACGACGAAAGCCGCTACGAGGAAGTCCGCGCCAGGACCGTACACGAAAAGCTCATCGAGCCCGGAAGGGCGAAGTATGAGGATTTCGATGATGTTGTTCTTTCGGAAGATACGCCCATCACCGACGCGATGATCGAGGCGGCTTCGAGGCTGGAAAACGGCTTCGACGCCCTGCATCACATCGGTTTGGACCGCAAGGAGGCACAGCGCATCGCGCGGCTTTCCTCGGTCGAGCAGGTATGGGCGATCAGGGACTTGGCATCCAAGCTTGCGGCGCCCCCGAAACCCACGAATGCGCCCGCGCCAATCGTTCCCAATTCCGGCAATGCCGCCCCCAAATCCGGTTATCGACCGGAGATGAGCGACAAGGAATACAACGAGTGGCGTAGGCGCCAGATCGCCCAACGGCGATAACCCTACGCTCTACGAATGAGACCCGCTTCGGCGGGTTTTTTCATTTGTGGGGCCCTGAAAGGACTCCATGAGCAATACCCTTGTCACCCCTGACATGGTGGCCCGCGAGGTGCTTCGCATCGCGCACGAAAAGGCCACCTTTGTCGGGACGATTGATCGTTCCTACGACGATCAATTCGCCAAGTCTGGCGGAAAGATCGGCTCCACCCTCAAGGTCCGCAAGCCCAACCAATACAACGTCCGCACCTCGGGGCGTGTCATGGACGTCCAGGACCAGGACGAGGCGACCGAGACCATCACCGTCGCCACGCAGTACGGCGTCGATATGCGCTTCCACTCCGACGAGCTGGCCTTGGACATCGACGACTTTTCGCGTCGGTACATCGAGCCCGCTGCTGCGGTGCTGGTCTCGCGCATCGATAGCGCCTGCCTGGAAACGGCCACGAAAGACACCTACAACCTGACCGGCACGGCCGGTACGGTGGTGGGTACTTCCGGCGACATCTCGGCGCTCTTCAACGCCCGCGCGAAGCTCAATCAGTACCTCGCGCCGAAGGACAACCGCACGGTTCAACTGGACAGCGTCACGATGGCGACCATTACCAATGGCGTCAAGGGGCTCTTCCAGCCGTCTGCGGACCTGTCCAAGGGCTTCCGTGAGGGCATGTACGCGCGTACCGCCATGGCGGATATCTACGAGAACGAGCGGACCTACGTCCACGAGAACTCGACGGACCATACCTCCATCACGGTGAACGATACGGTCGCCTCCGGCGATACGGTTATCACCACGGCGGGCGCTGCGGTGTCGGTGGGCTCGGTCTTCACGATTGCCGATGTGAACGCGGTCCACCCCGAGACCAAGGAACTTCTCGGGCATCTCCAACAGTTCACGATCACGGCCATCTCCGGCAATGATTGGACGGTCTCCCCGGCGTTCATCTCGACGGGCGCCAAGCAGAACATCAGCGCGCTCCCGGCTAACTCGGCCGCGATCACGATGGTCGGCTCGGCTTCGACCAACTACCGCCACAACCTGATGTACCACAAGGAAGCGTTCACCTTCGTGACGGCCGACCTGCCGCTCATGGACGACGCCCACAAGTCCGTGCGCCGGGTGCAGGACGGCATCAGCGTCCGCGTGTGGCAGGGCTCGGACATCGTGAACGACCGCCTCCTGATGCGCCTTGACGTGCTCTGGGGCTTCAAGACCCTGCGGCCCGAATGGGCGTGCCGGATCACGAACTAAGCGAAGGAAACGACCATGCCTGACTATCAGCAATTGCACGACGGCAACGACGACGGCGCCCAGCTCGGCAAGAACGCGAGCGACGAAATCGCCTTCTACGGCACGACTCCTGTGTCGCAGAGGGCGGCGGCTGCTCAAGCGACCTCCCTGGTGGGAACCGCCAGCTCTACGGCGATCACCTCGGAAGTCAAGGCGGCGCTTATCGAGGTAATGGAAACGCTCAAGGCGACCGGCCTTTGGAAGGGCGCGGCCTGAGAGTAGTTTTCTGTAGTCCAACGCGGGACCGGCCGCACTCGGCATTTCTCGATGCCTTGGAGCGGTCGGTCCCCGTTCTCGATGCCGCCGGGGTGGATCACTCGGCGGTCTTCGAGATTGGATGCCCGTACATCAGCGGCGCGCGGTGTGCGCTGTTGGGTCGAGCCCTGCTCAAGGGCGCCGACCAGATCGTCTTCCTTGACGATGACGTGTCATGGAGGCCGGAAGACCTCCTGAGGCTCATTCAGGCGGAGGGCGATGTCGTCGGCGGGACGTACCGCTACAAGATTGACGAAGAAAAGTATATGGGGCGGATTTGGAAGGAGCCCCAGGGAACGCTGGTCCGCAAGGACGGCGCGGTGCATATGCGCTGTCTTCCCGCCGGGTTCCTGAGGGTCACCCGAAAGGCCGTGGAACGCTTCATGGACGCCTATCCCGATCTTGTCGTGGATGCGGACGGGAACAGGAACGTGGACCTCTTCAATCACGGCGCATACAAGGGCGTGTGGTGGGGCGAGGACTACGCCTTCTGCCGGAGGTGGAACGACATCGGGGAGAAGGTCTGGTGCCTGCCCGATTTGCGGGTGGATCACCACGGCAGGGACCGGGTGTACGAGGGCAACTTCTGGAAGTTCCTGCAAAGGAAATCATGCGAATCCTCCATGCCGGTTGCGGCATAGCGGAGCTTCCCCCGTGGCTTGTGGGGGAGGAAGTGCGATTGGATGTAGAGCCAGCCTGCAAGCCGGACGTGCTGGCGGATATCCGGGATGTGGGCGAGATCGGCGAATTCGATGCCGTCTACTGCAATCACGCCCTGGAGCATCTGTATCCCCACGACGTACCCAAGGCGCTAGGGGAGTTTCACCGGGTGCTTAAAAGCGGCGGCTGGCTGATTCTGTTCGTTCCCGATCTGGAGAACGTGCGGCCCACCGAGGAAGTGCTGTATGTCTCCCCCTCGGGGCCGATTACCGGATTGGATATTTACTACGGATTTCGTCCTGCATTGGAGCAGTTCCCACACATGGCGCATCACACGGGGTTTACACAGCCGACGATGAGGGCCGCCCTGGAGGCCACTGGCTTTGTCGAGGTAAAGACGGTCACGATGAGCTGTCACAACATGCTAGCCGTGGGGAGGAAGGCTTGATGATCGTTTACATGGTCCACCCTCAGCACGGGGTCCATATCGCCTATGACCCGCTCGAGGTGGAGCGATGCAAGGCGAACGGCTGGTCTATTCGGGATGACAAGAAGCCGGAACCCGTCCCGGAAGATCAGGCCCCCAAGAAGCGCGGCCGTCCCAAGAAGGACTGATAAATGGCGACCGCCGGGGACCTCATCGACCGCTCTCTAAGGCTACTGGGGCAGATTGGCGCCGGGGATACAGCATCCACGGACGAAGCTGCCGATGGGCTGGAAGTCATTAACGCCCTGTTGGAATCGTGGCGCAATGAGCGATTGATGGCTTACGCCTTCGAGGAGCTGACGCTTACGCTTGCCAATGCGGACTCGTCCTACACCATTGGTTCCGGCGGGGATGTGAATACGACCCGTCCCGTGGCTATCGAGCGGGCGTGGATCGTGGATAGCAATATCAGTTATCCGGTGCGGATCATCGATGAGAAGGAATACGCGGCGATCCCCGACAAGGCGGCTACGGCAGACTGGCCCGACAAGCTCCTGTATCGCCCCACGATGGCCACCGGAACGATCATTGTCCATCACGTCCCGAATGCCACGCGGACCATGAAGCTGCTTGTGAGGGTCCCGGTAACGGCCTTTGCCGCGACCTCTACCAGCGTATCGCTTCCTCCGGGTTGGGAGCGGGCATTGGCCTATAACCTCGCGGTGGATTGGGCTCCCGAATTCGAGATTGAGCCTTCGTCTGCGGTGGTGAAGATGGCCCAGGAATCCAAAGCTTCCATCAAGCAGGCCAATTACCGCCCCATCAGGGCTAGGACCGGGCTTAACTCCCTTGTGGGGTATAGCACGCCCAATATCCTGACCGACGAATGAGGATTCCCCTCGCTGCCAATCTTCGCTCCCGGGATGGGGCGCTTTCGAGGGATTCCAAGGTCAAGAACGGGATCATCGAAGTCGAGGGGGAGAAACTCAAGCTTCGCAAGCGCCCGGGGATTAGTGATGCCGGACTTCTTCGGGAGGGCTTCGCACAGGCTTTGACCCATTGGCTCGGGAAGGTGGTTGCGATTATTGGCGACTACCTGAATGTCTCCTTGACGGGGCTAATTCCGACAAACATCAGTACCACGCTCAACCCCTCGGACAAGGGGGTGAATGTCACGCTCTCGAACGGAAACCTTACGGCGACGTGTTCTAACCTGGGCATGGTGCGCTCGATTGCGACAGTCTCCACGGGGCTATGGTATTTCGAAGTAACGATCTCGGATTTCACCGAGTCCTATGTCGGGATGGCGAACCTGACAGCCACGACCGCAGAGGGCCCGGGAAGGGATGCCCACGGCATCGGCTACCATCGCGGCGGATCGATCATCAAGGGCGGCAGCACCGTTACGTCTGGCGCCTCCTATACGAACGGCGACATCATCGGGGTGCTTTACGACGCCGATGCCGATACGCTCAAGTTCTACAAGAATAACGCCCTTCAGGCCACGATTACCGCAGCCAACTTGCCGACAGGCGCGCTTTACGCCTCCGTGGGCGCCGGTCCTGGCGCGGCGGCAATGACGGTTAATTTCGGGCCGACCTTCACCTATAGCCCCGGGGGTTCCAGCTCGAACCTGAGCCCCACTACGGCGGGGCTGCCGTTTTCTGTCCAGGACAACGGCAGGAACGCCCCAAAGCTTTACCTGATGCTCAAGAACTCCGGGCAAGCGTGGGCGGTGGACGATAGCTTTAACGTAACGGAAATCACCGACACCGACTATCCGGGCACATACACGGTCACGCTGACCAGCCTTACCCGCTCGGGCTCTACTGCAACAGCCACGACGGCAGTAGATACGAATTTCCAGGTCGGATCGACCGTCACCATCGCCGGGGCGGGTCAGGCGGAATACAACGGGGCTAAGACGGTCCTGTCGGTTACGCCATCCGATTCCACGACATACGAGCCTTTTGAAGTCACGATCACGCGCAGCGGAACGACCGCTACCGCTACGACGGTTGATGGGCCTCATGGGCTTCCCGCCGGGACATCGACGGTCACAATCTCCGGTGCAGAGCAGAGCGAATACAACGGCTCTTTTACTGCGACGTGGGGCTCTGCGACGACTTTTACTTTTACTGTAACAGTAAGCGGGACTAGTTCGGTTTCTTCACCGGCTACTGGAACAATAGTAATTCCTGACGTTACGGTCGATGCCACTATTTCGGTGGATGTCATTGGCGCGACAACCGCGCGTCTTGCGTTCCTGAATTCCGGAACGCTAGTGAGTGGAAATTCAATAACGCTTTCCGCCCCACCGGGAACAAATGTTCCTGCGGGGTCTTACACGGTCGCCAGTGTTCAGATCGGCCCTTATTACACGACTTGTACCATTACCGTTCCGGCGTCGGACTGGAATGGGACATCGGTTGCGAGAAATACAGTTATCCCGGGCAGGACAATATCTTCCCTGACCTCCTCCGGGGCGACAGCAACCGCCACGACAAGCGCGGCGCATGGTCTCATTACCGGGCGGCGGGTAGTTATCACGGGGGCGTCCCCGGAAGATTACAACGGATACGTTGAAGTTACTGTCACCGGCTCAACGACATTTACTTACACGTTGGCATCAGTTGCCGAAACGACCCCGGCCACCCCGGCGACCGGAACCATCACCGCCCAACGCGCAGCCTCTGTAAACGGCGCTTCTTTCACCTACACCGTTTCCGGTACACCGGCAACACCGGCAACAGGGACCATTACGGCCACCGGGGGAAGAAACACGGTTCCCGGCATTGCCTA